TAACGGTTAATAATTAAAGAAAAAGGATTAAAAGATGCATCTTTTAAAAGAATATATTGGTTTAATCATTAAAGAAGTTATGGATGAAGACGTAAATCTTAATCGGCTTCATCCTGGTATGCTTGGTATATATGCTCTTGCTCAAGCCATAAATAAATTAATTTATGAAGGTGATGCATTGCCTGGGGCCTTGCCAATAGACATTATCAGCTCTGGAAAAGATATAAAACGTGCTCCAATGACAACAGCCGGAGAAAGAAACGCTGGCATGTCTCTGCAACATACAGGATCAAGTTTTAAATTATATATTGATCCTTCTAAATCAGGAACGTTCATGCACGGGAATAATGAAACTCATGATATGATTCATGCGATTACTGGGCACATTGCCAAAGCATTTGGTAGAAGAAGAGAAAGCATAAAAGCCTCTGGTCAATATGGTGGCGTCCCTTCCAAATTTGATAAAATAACTTTGAAAAAAGATGAAATTGCGAAGTTTACGGATAGTTTTGAAAAAAAGTTTGGATATAAGTTGCCATATTCAGTTTTTGAAAAAACATTTGAAATTAGAAACCCTACCGAATATAGCGATTGGTTTGTTAAAACAGTTTGGCCAAATATTAAGAAAAAGAACGTTAAAATAAACGGAAATACTATTGATAAAGATAAATTCAAATATATCGGCTCTACATTATGGAGATCTGTATATGGTCCAGGCGGTGTTCTTCCGGGTATTTTTGGACACAGATATTGGGGAAATGTTGATATCTCTAATGCTAAACTTGATCCAACAGATACCACCAACTTCAAAGCGCCACCGGTAGGCAAAGATATGCCTGGTAAAGTTTCTTGGAAACAATCAATGGAAGACGAAGAAATGTTTGGTAATATTATTAATAGCGCCATTCAGTTTGATGTAGCAGACGGAAAGCCTATTGATACAAGAGTGGTTGAAGAAATATTTAGCGTTTACAATAAAGTTCCAAGTCCAAGCACTAATGTTGGAAATTTTACGCCGCAAGAATTTAAGTTAAGATACGACACTCCAAAAATAAGAAAATCAATAACAAGATTATTTGAACTATATAATCAAATGTTACAGCGTTATACGGTTGGTTTATCTATAGCACAACCATCTCGTAAACAGATTTCAAAAAGAGCTGATGCATATGATCGCAAATTTGTTTCGCCAGAAGAATTAAAAGCATTAAAAGCAGTCAGAAAAAGAAAGTAGTAGGTTAATATTTCACGCCTATTTGTTACCAGTAGAGAAATCCAATTCATTAATGACTTAAACAAGGAGGTCATAAAAGATATTATTGGGCAACAAATAATCTACTATCCAATTTCTACAATGAAAACTCAGGTTCATCCTGTTTACGAAGAAGCTATAGAAAAAATATTTGAAAATCCTATAAGATTAGATGTATTAGCCGGTCAACCTAATTGGGAAACCAAATGGAATCAATTTGGCAACGAACAAACAAGCAAATTTGAATTATTTGTTCAAGCACGTGATCTTTTAGATAAAGGTTATAATATCAATGAAGGCGATTTTTTTCTTTATGGCGATCAATTGTATGAATTAATCACATTTGTTCCAATTAATAACATATATGGTCAAGTAGAATATACAACCGGTTATAAATTAGAAGGTAAAGTAGCTCGTAAAGGTCAATTTGATGTTAATTTCTTTAAAGAATTACTTCGTGATCAAGGCGTTAAATATATTGACAGCAATGTTACAAAAGTTTGGCAACAACAACGTGGTCTTACAGATAATATTGAAGGCGCTACATTAGATCGTCGTCAAATGCGTGAAAGATTAGCGGAAGATATGGCTCCTATAGCATTAGATGAAGGCGCTCGTATTATAAACATAGATTCTGAACCAGATCCAACTCATAAACCAGAGGAAGCAAGTTCTTTTGATAATAATAGTCCGACTTATGCAGAACCTATAGATATCTATAATGAAGATTGATAATTATCTATATGGTTGATCCAAAAGAAAATGTAATCCGACAAAACATACCACAAGATCCAAGAAATCCCAAAGATCATTTGGATAGTGGCTATGAATCACAGCCATCTTTGGATTTTACAATACCTCCAGTTGGTATTGAAGACATAGATATTGCAATTCATCGTTTATTTGATAAAACTATCGGATTTACGACATATATGATTAATGCAAATCGTGGTCCACAAGATATTAAAAAACCATATGTTATATTTGCAACTGGTGAAAGATTTGCATTAGCTAAACGGTTAAAACCACCAAGAGATAGAAACAAGGTATTGATATTGCCAGCAATTTCTATTCGTAGAACATCAATTGAACAAACTCCGGATGATATCTTGAAACGTGGTATGAATGCCCGAACTGGTGTTTTAACAATTAAAAGAAAATTGGCACCAGAAGATAGAGATTATCAAAATCTTGTAAATAAACAGGGATTGAAAAATCTTCAGAATATTCTTTCTGGATTGCCTACTACAACAAGACCTACTGGAGAATTCGCAAATACAGCAGAAGTTGTAGAAGGTGGATTATTAGAAAATCGGATATCTAATAATAACATATATGAGATTATAACTGTTCCTCAACCACAATTTTTTACAGCCAAATATGAAGTTGTATTTTGGACAAATTATACGCAACATATGACGTATTTAATACAAACTTATATGAGTTCATTTTTGCCACAATTTCGTGGACATAAATTAGAAACTGATAAAGGTTATTGGTTTCTTGCATATACCGAAGATGCATTTACTGCTGGAGAAAATATTGATCAATTTGAAGGCGAAGAACGATTGATAAAGTATACTTTTAATATTAATGTTAATGGTTATTTATTAGCTGCCCAAGCTCCTACAAACGCTGTTCCGGTTAGAAAATGGATAAGTGCTCCAAATATTGAATTTGATTTACCTCTTGATACTCCGGAACGAAATATTCAACCAAAAGATCATTTAGAAAGACCGCCGATCAAGGATACCCCGAATGATGGATTTACTTTAACGGATATTGAAATGGATCCCGAAACAAAGCAAACTCCGACATTATTGCAAAAATTTGTGGTTAATAAAACAATAATTGATCCAAATACGGGAAAAAGAAGAAAAAAGTATGTATCTATCTTAGAAAGTAATCAAAAGAAAGGTGAAACAGTATTTGCTGCCTCAGATATTGAAACTTTAGAACAATATTTAATATCACCTAAGTAAGAATTTGTCATTAACAGACGCCTAATTAGAAAGAAGAAAAGGATATAGAAAATGCCAGAACAAGTTTTTAATTTTCCAGGCTTTTATGATCGTGAGATCGATCTTACAGCAAGAGTAGTATTACCAAATGGTGTTCCTGCTGGTGTTGTAGGTGCTGCTATTAAGGGACCAGCTTTCGTTCCATATACACTTGGTTCATTCTCAGATTTTCAAACAAAATTTGGTGGATTTGATCCAATATATCCAGCTTCTTATGCTGTTGACAAATTTCTTGAAAATCGCACCGCTCTTACATTTTTAAGAGTATTGGGTGCCGGTGCAAATACCACACAAGAAGATATTGATTTTACAAGAACAGCAGGAATTGTTAAAAATGCTGGTTTTAAAATTTCTGGCTCTTCTAATTGGACAACTGCCGGTTTTGGTTCAAGAGCCGTTGGTGCAGTTCAATTTTTAGTTGCTCGCCACGAATTACAAGCCGGTGAAGCAACCGGTTTCCCAATGTTCACAGATAACGATAGTTTTACAGGCGACCCCGGTTATGCAAATCTTGTTCGTGGTGTAATCTTCACCGCTTCTGGTTCTCGTGTAATGATCATGTCAGCCAGCAATGATTCATTCAGCTCAACAATGGATGACGTTGCCATTTATTCAACACCAGCCGGTGCAGAAGAACCATATTTCAAAATCGTAATTTCAACTTCTCTTGGAACTTCATACGGCATTGATGACGGATTCGCTGGTGTTAAAATTTATTCCGCTTCTTTTAATCCAACCTCAGATTTATATTATGCCAAACTTCTCAATACCGATCCTTCTAAATTTGAACAAGAACAACATTATCTTTATTTAGATTATGCGGTTGATGATGAAGTAGCAACTGTAATTCAAAATACCGTTTCTGGTGTTTTAATTGCTTCTGGTAGCACAAATTATTCTCAAGTCGCTGATGATGCATTAATCCGAACAAACGTTCCATTCCTTGAACTCTTTGGACGTTATGATACACGTTATACAACTCCAAGAACACCAGGATTTATTTCTCAACCATTCGGTATAACTGAATATGATTTGTTCCATCTTGAATCTCTTGATGATGGTGTATATGCAAATGATAAAGTTAAAATTTCCATACAAAATCTTCAAGCTTCAACAAATCCAGTATACCCATACGGCACATTCGCTGTTATCGTAAGAAAATTTGATGATAACGATGTAAATCCAGAAGTCTTAGAACAATTTACAGATCTAACTCTTGATCCAGATTCAGACGGATACATTGGCAAAGTTATTGGTGATGCAAAAGCTTATTATAACTTTGACGTTGAAGATCCAAATGATCGTCGTATAATTCGTTCTGGCAAATATCCAAATCGTTCAAATTATATTCGTGTAATAATCAATGAACAAGTTGAAGAAAAGAAAGTTCCAGCAACATGTTTACCATTTGGTTTCCACGGTATTGATGCTTTAAATACCAATCCATTGTTTACAGACATTTCTGGTTCAGCTTCAGAACTTCGTCTTGCTGGTTCTGGTTCCGCTGATACATTTGGTTGTGAAGGCGCAATCGTTCCTCCAATGCCATATCGTTATAAAGTAACACGTGGTTCTGGATCTCTTGAAATTTCTGATAGTCGTTTCTACTGGGGCGTTAAATTTGAACGCAATAACAATAACGTTGAAAATGTTAACGTTAATAATGAGCAAAATCGTTATGTTTACAATGCAACAACTTTTGCTGGTATAAGCAAATTAGATGTTATTGTTACTGGTTCTTCAAAAGATACATTCAATAACAACAAATTCACTCTTGCCCGAGTTTCAATTGATGGTGTAACTACAGTTGGTGGTTTAACTGGAACTGTAAGTTCTCAAATGAAGAAAGCAACATATGTCAGAAATGGCGCTGTTGATCCAACTGATTACACAATTAATGGAAATGTTACATTTGCTTCAATGATTCATGAGGGAACTCAACCAATTACATTCAACAAATATAATAATTACGCTAAATTCTCAACTGTAATGTATGGTGGTTTTGATGGTATTAACATACTTGATAAACATGCTGCACGTTTTGATGATCGTTCAACATCAACAGAACCAGATGGCGGCTCATACTCAGCATTTGTTTCACCAGGATTTGATTTTAATCAAAACGGTATTGGTATAGCAAATAACCAAATTAATTCTTATCGTGTTGCAACAAACATTATAACAAATCCAATTGCTTCCAATATCAATCTATTAGCTCTACCAGGACAACGTGAACCATTAGTAACTGATTATGTTTCTGATGCAGCATCAAGTTATGGTTTGGCTCTTTATCTAATGGATATTCCAAATTATAATGCTAATGGTGATAGAATATTTGATGGTGAAACAAGTGGAACATCATCTTATATTGATGTTCAACAAACTGCTGACACATTTGATGCTCGTTCATTAGATAACACATTTGTTGCGGCATACTTCCCGGATATCGTTATGCCAGATCCATCAACAAATAAGAGATTAGTAGTTCCTTCTTCTGTTGCAGCATTAGCAGCAATAGGTTATAACGATAAAGTTTCATATCCTTGGTTTGCTCCAGCCGGATTTAATCGTGCCGCACTTAACTTCGTCACTCTTACAAGAACCCGTGTAAATCAAGGTGAACGTGAGAAGCTATATGCTGTTAGAATCAATCCAGTTGTCAAATTCCCAAATGAAGGTTATGTAATCTTTGCACAAAAGACTCTTGATGGAGCTGGAACAAGTCTTGACAGCATTAACGTCCAACGCATGATTATGGACGTTCAACGTCAAGTAATTGATGTAGGCAATAGATTAATTTGGCAACAACTTACACCATCTTTATATACAGAATTTGTAGCACGTGTAACTCCAATTCTTTCATTGGTTCAAAATCGTGGTGGTTTACGTCAATACAAAGTTGTATGTGATAATACAAATAATACTGCTCTTGATCGTGAAAATAACAGAATGAATGCTAAGATTTACTTATTACCGGTTAAGGCAGTAGAATTCATTGCACTTGACTTCATTATCACAAGAGAAGGCGTGCAATTTGGTTGATCGATATAGTTAATACTAATAACTAAGCATAAGAAAAGGCAAATAAAAAATGACTCAAATAAGCTTCAAATCAGCAGGCGTTTCAGCAAGAACAATCAACCTAACGGGACCAACGGCAATACAACCAACAGGAATTCCTGCTGGTGTTATTGGAACAGCACAAGCTGGACCAGCATATGTTCCGGTGACTGTTGCCACTTATAACGATTTTCAAGCAACGTTCGGTGTAACAACTAATGACATTTATAATGGTCCATTAGGTGTTTCTGAATGGTTAAGAAATGCACAATCAGCAACCTTTATCAGAGTATTGGGTGCTGGTGCAGGTCAACAAAGAACCTTAGATGGAATAAATCGTGGTCGTGTTGAAGGTGCTGGTTTCGTAGTTGGTGGCGAAATTCCACAATATTGGAATGGATTTGCTGGTGAATTAACCTCTTCTCAATATGCTGTTTTAGGTAATCCTCTTGGAAGAACATATTTCCTTGGGGCGTTCATGAGTCAATATGAAGTTTCTGGTTCTGAAACAATTGTCAGTTCTTCTGTCTTTACTGAAGCTGGTTTAGGAACTTCTGGTGTTCCAGTTGTTCGTGGTGTTTTATTAGCCGCTTCCGGAACTCAACTTTATCTTTCATCTGCTTTCGGCGGTGCTGCTGCTAGCGATCAATCTCCTACCGGTTCTGTTAAATTAATCGGCGGATTACAAGAATTCGTAATGTTCGTATCTGGTCAAACAAATACAGATCCTTTCTATCCAAACGTAGTTACAGCATCATTTGACGTTGAAGCGCCAAATTACTTTGGTTTAATTTTAAATCGTGATCCTTTCAAGCTTGAAGAAGCTGGTTATGTTCTGCAAACAGATTGGGTCATTCATCCAACATTTGCTGTTCCAACCGGTTCAAGTGTTATTTCCGGATCAACAGAAGTTACAGCATTGCAAGCTGCCGGTTATGAAAACGTAGCATTCCTTCTTACCGGTTCTCAAACAAGAAATAGCGGTTCAACAACTGCTCCTAACTATGAGAACTTTGAAGATCGTTATCGCACACCAAAATCTCCTTGGATAACATCTCAAAAGTTTGGTGGTAAGCCTGTAAATCTATTCCGCATTCATTCATTAAACGATGGCGTTTATGCTAATAATAAAGTTAAAATCTCTATAGAAAACGTTGTTCCAAGTCTTTCAGATGTTTATCTATATGGCACATTTGATCTTCTTGTAAGAGATTTTATGGATAACGACAAGAATAAAATTGTTCTTGAAGCTTTCCGTGGATTATCTCTTGATCCAACAAATCCAAATTATATTGCTCGTGTAATCGGTGATTATAATACATTCTATAACTTTGATGCTGCCGAAGGCGCTTCAAAACTTATCACTCTTGGAAATTACGATAATAATTCCAAGTTTATTCGTGTTGAAATGACAGAAGGTGTTGAAGCTCAAGATACCGATCCAACAGCCCTTCCAGTTGGTTTCCGTGGTCCAGCACATTTAGTAACATCGGGCTCTGCTCCACTTGCTGCATTTGATTCGCAAGATGAATTTGGTTATACTGTAGCAAATCCATTCCAAAATACAGTTCAAATTCCAGTTCCATTCCGTCAAAATCTTGTTCGTGGTTTATCTCCAAATCAAACTGCCGACAAAGGATTATATTGGGGTGTTCAATTTGAACGTAAAATCTCCAATCTTGAACCAAATAAAACAACATTACGTGAAACAACCGTTGAAAGCTTTGCTTCTTATTTCCCAAATTTCCACACAGACTTTATGAATGTGGTTGTAATGGATAACGAAGGAGTTCAAGATACAACTGCAAATGGTATACTTGATGCAGATCGTTTTAATAACAATGCATTCTCTCTTGAAAATATTCAAGTTAAATATCGCACAATTCCTGGTAGCACAGCAACATTCCCAAATAATACAATTCCAGATACAACACAAGTAATAAGTTGGAGTTATGTAAGAACCGGACAAGTTACTGTTGATACCAGTTCCTTATTACGTAGATTAAGTGTTGCAGATTTAGCCGATCCAGCAACTCGTCAAATGGGCAAATTCAACGTATATCTACAAGGCGGTTTTGATGGCGTAAATATCTTCAATTATGATGAACGTTATATAACAAACAAAGCTGTTAATGAAGAATTAGATTTTACATCACGTGGCGAACAAACCGGTTCTGCCGTAGTTGCATACAATACCGCATTAAACCTTATGTCTGATGCAACAGAAGTAGATGTGCAACTTTTCGCAATTCCAGGTATTCGTAATCCAGTTATAACAGATAAAGCTCTTGAAATTGCTCAAAATAGATTTGATGCACTTTATCTAATGGATATTGAAACATATGATACAAATGGAGATCTTGTAGTTGATGAAGATCAAGTTCCTTCTGTTAGATTTACAGTAAATGAATTCCGTGATCGTAATATCAATAGTTCTTTCGGAGCCTGTTATTTCCCAGATGTTATTATGAGAGATACAGTAGCTAATACATCACGTGTTGTTCCACCTTCTGTAGTAGCTCTCGGTGCCTTCTCTTACAATGATGCTGTAGCTTTCCCTTGGTTTGCTCCAGCAGGTTTTGCAAGAGGTGCATTGGCAACATCAGAACGTTCAACAATTGAACTTTCCAGAACAAATATGGACGATTTATATGAAGTAGACATCAATCCAATCGTATCCTTTGCTGGTTCACAAGGATTGGTAATCTGGGGTCAAAAGACAATGTATGCACAACAATCTGCACTTGATCGTGTAAACGTTCGTCGCTTACTTCTTTCGATTCGTCGTCAAGTTCGTCAAGTTGCTAACCGCATTCTCTTTGAACAAACTCTTCCGGAAACACTTGCACGATTCTCAGCATTGGTTAATCCAATTCTTAAACGTGTTCAAGATCAAAAGGGTGTTGATAGATTCCTTGTTAAGATTGATACTTCTACAACAACTCAAGCGGATTTTGAAAACAAGACAATTCGTGGTAAGATATATCTACAACCAACCCGCACCCTCGAATTCCTTTCTGTGGACTTCGTAATCAACAATCCAAACAACTTTGGTCAAGGATGATAAAAAATGAAATATATATACACAAATTATGGCATCTTAACTGAAGAACGTGTTCGTGAACTTCAAGAATATGGTTATGGAGTTGATGAATGTGGTTATGCTGGCGAAATGGAACCTCGTCGTATGGGTGGTTTTCCAGATTCTTTAGAACAAGCACCAACTAAAGTTATTTTAATTCGTGGTGCTGATGAAGAAATGCTTGAAGAAGGGGATACTTCTACTCCAGCAGATGGTGGTTCTGTAACAGGAACACAAGTAATGGTTGCAATGCCAAGTGGTCCAGGTGGTGCTCCATCTCCTTCTGGAGCTCAAGTAACAAAAGAATCTTTTAATCGTCGTGTAGAAGCTCTTCTTGAAGCTTGGATGGAAGAAGAACTTCATGGTGATCAAGATAAATTAGATTTAGATGATGATGGCGAAATTGAAGCAAGTGATCTTGCATTGTTACGTCGTGGATTAAAAGATAAACACGTTGGTTCAGATAGAAAACGTTGAAAATTTAAAATTGGAATATATTTAATTAAAAGAAAAAGGATAAAAGAAAATGGCCGAAACACTATCAGTCACAGATATGTTACCTACAAAGTTTGAACCACTTAAAAAACATCGGTTCGTCTTTTCTATAGAAGGTATTGATGCATTTCTTGTTAAATCTGCTGCTCGTCCTCAAATGACATTTGAAGATACAGCAATACCGTGGATCAATAGCACACGTTATATTGCCGGTAAAGGAACTTGGGGTGAATTAAGCGTAACTCTTTATGATCCAATTGCTCCTTCAGGTGCTCAACAAGTTATGGAATGGATTCGTCTTTGCTTTGAGTCTGTTTCTGGTCGTGCTGGTTATGCCGATTTCTATAAACGTGATATTCAAATCAAAATGTTAGATCCAGTTGGAACTGTAGTTCAACTTTGGGATGTCAAAGGTGCTTGGTGTAAAACAGCTAACTTTGGTGATATGGCTTATGATGGCGCCGATCTCGCTGATATCCAACTTTCTATCCGTTTTGACAACTGTGTTTTACAATTTTAGAATATTCTTTGACAATTGTATACTACCAAAATACAATAATCAATATACAATGTAAACAATATATGCCATACTTACTATAAAAGGAGTATGGCATATGTTGTTTAAATGTCCTAAATGTGATAATGAGTATATTAATATTATATCGTTATCAAAGCATTGGAGTAGAACGCATAAAGAACAAACAAAACTTTTGTATATGCATATTAATAATTTAACTATTGCTCCAACTTGTGGATGTGGATGTGGACAAGAAGTTAAATTTTTAGATGCCGGAAGAGGTTTTTCTGAGTATGTTTGGGGACACAAAGCTCGGGTTAAAAATAATTTTAATACAGAAAAATCAAAAACAAATTCTATTAAGACAAGAAGAAAGATGTTGGAAGAAGGAAATTGGAAACCATTTCATGAAAAAGAAACTGGGACTGTATGGAATTCTGGGCTAACAAAGCATGATCCGAGAGTAGCTGCTGCTATAGAAAAAAGAGAAACGGTAGAATATAAGAAAAAATCTTCAGAACGTATGAGGGAAGCCAGGCTATCTGGAAAGATACCAACTCTTCATGGTGAAAATCATTCACAATGGAAAGGTGGAACCAGCCCATTGTTAAGTGTTTGTCATGCGAATAAAAAACTATTTGATAAATGGAAATATCCAATCTTAGAAGCCTCCCAATTTTCTTGTAAAAATTGTGGAAAACAAAATCGGAAAGGTAATTCTGTAGAATTGCACGTGCATCATGATAAAATAAAAATGTCAAGTATTGTTCGTTTGATTGCAGAACAAGAAGGATGGAACGAATCCGTAAGTCTAAAAATAGACAATTCAGATTTGTTTGAAATGAAAAATCGTATTTCAAATGCTGTTGCCGATTTTCATATTGAAAACAAAGTTTCGGGAATTGTATTATGTGTTGACTGCCATAAAGATCTGCACGATAAAATGAATTTTTAGTTTTGACAATAGTGTCCTAAAAAACACAATAATCAATATACAATGTAAATTATATAATTAAACCCTGGATTAACGTCTGGGGTTTTTCTATTTAAGAATTATGAACGAAAAATCAATATATCAATATGAACGTATACGTAAAGGATATCCTGGTATATTTTCTACGGCACACAAAATAACTAAATTGATTATTAAAGCTTCTAAAAAAGGATATGAGCCAAATAAAACTTGGAGATACATAGAACGATTAAAACAATTGGAAAGCCGTAAAAAGGATTATAGAGAGATTCAACCATATATTATTGATATCTTCTTGGATGCTAAATTAACAACCGATGAAGAAAGAGAAAAAGTTAAACAATATTATCGTGATGTGATGGCATCAGGGAAAAAAGATATCAATGATCTTTCTATGTTAAAAGAATATATTAGGTATGTGATTTTATTAGATATTTGAGGATATACAATATAAGCTGACGTTATATATTTGGAGGAAAAAATATAATGTCAGAAGATAATAGAGAATTACGTAATGCTATGTTGGCTGCTCAAGCTGCTGCCCAAAATCCAGGATCAACCGGTGGATATCAAGAAGGTCAGCCAATAACAGCACAACAATATGCTAAACAAGAATTAGGAGTAGAGATTCCTGTTGATGCAGTTCCATTACCATCAAGAGGATTAGTTTATTCTCCTGGACATCCATTATGTGGAGCAAGTGAAGTAGAATATCGTGCTATGACAGCAAAAGAGGAAGATATTCTAATGTCTCAAGCACTTATTAAACGTGGAACCGTTATTACAGAATTGATTAAATCTTGTTTGATCAATAAAGATATAGACGTTCATAGTCTTTTATCTGGTGATAGAAATGCTCTTATGATTGCAATTCGTGCATCTGGTTATGGTGCTGCATATGAACCAACATATGCTTGTCCACAATGTGAATTTAAAAATGATGTTCAAGTAGATTTGAACAATTTACCTATTAAACCTCTTACAATTAATCCAATAGCGCCAAATATGAATGCATTTGGATTTAAATTGCCAGTTTCTAAAAAAGAAGTTACATTTAAATTTTTAAATGGCAAAGAAGAAGAAGAAATAATTGCAGAATCGGAAACTAGAAAAAAGAAAGGTCTTCTTAATTCTAATTTAGTTACTGCAAGATTAATGCGTTCAATTATTGCAATTGATGGAAATGATAACAAAGGATTAATTTCCCGATTTGTTCAATATATGCCAGCTCGTGATAGTCTTTTATTGCGTGAATATATTGATGAACATGAGCCTGGTGTTAATATGAAGATTGATTTCCGTTGTTCTAATTGTGATCATTTTGAGGAGGTTATGATGCCACTTGGCGCAAACTTCTTTTGGCCTAACTTCAAACGATAAAGAAAATGTTATATTAGAACCATTCTTTTTATTAGGTTATTATTTTGGAATGGATTGGAATACGTATTATAATTTTCCAGTTGCTTATAAACGATGGCTTATAAAAAGAATAGAAAAAGAAATACAAGCTGCACATAATCAAGGAAATGATATTCCAAGCAAAGCAATACATCAAAATACACCCGAAGCAAGAGCTTGGGCAGGTAGAAATAGAACAACAGTTCCGTCAAAATTAACAAGATTTACTTAAATTCTAATCTTAAGCAAACCCAGATGATGAAGAGCCATATAAGCTACATCTGGGTTTCTTATTTTGCTATCATACAATAGATTTTCTAAATCCTCAATATCTATTATAGCAACTTCCAAAAATTCATTTGGATCTAAATCTAAATGTTTTGTTATTTGTTTGCAATTGGTGGCTAAGAATATATGTTTACGTCCAGCAGAATATGGAGAATAATTTTTGGCACATATAAATTCTATATTGCCTTGATATCCAGTTTCTTCGAGGAGTTCCCTCTCAGCGGCTCTAATAGCCTTTTCGCCGGGGTCTATCATACCACCAGGGAATTCTAACTCTTCACGTTCAGAACCCGGTCTAAACTGTTTTACGAGCACTACTTGACCATTTTCTGTCATCGGAAACACAATAACAGAATCTGGCGTATCATCTATCCAAGCTTCCCAAGGTTTACCATTTGGAAGTTCATAAATACGACGAATTACTTTTTTCTTATATCCAGTTGGCTTATGAGAAAAAGAATAATGATTTTCTTTTAATTTTTTCATTTTATTTGCGTGAATATTTGCCGCTGCAACGCCATTTTTTACGTGATAATCGGAGAGGACTATTAGCATCTTTAGCTGCTGAAGGATGATCTTTCATTTGACCATAAGAACGAGCACAATAGCTATCGCCTTTAGAAGTTCCAGGAGCAATTTTATAGCCTTTAGCGCCATAGCGAACTGTTCTTTTCTTTTTACCAGAACCAACTACTTTTTTATACTTTTTTGGACCGCTATAACCTTTTTCTTCTTCAACGGCTTCATTTAATGTTAATAGATCATTTCCGATCATTTTTGAAACGGCGATTACTTGAGCGGCGGCTTCAATACTATCACCAAATTGCGTTGATAATAGACGATCTCTTCTTAAAATATCTTCTATTTCATCAATATCATCTGTTTGACGAATTTCATTTGCAACCACATTATTATCTTTTATTGCATTGATCAAACTTTTTACATCTGGTGTAAGAATGAATTCAGCTTCTTCTAATGTTTCTTTGATAATATGACGAATCAAATATTTAAGATCTTCTAATAACATATTGTTCCTTCTTTCAAAGTGGCCAAGCTTTTCCGGTTGCTTGTTCAAAAGCTTGTTTGGCGAGATTTTGATCGTTTAATTTTTGCATTACGGATTCAACTGTTGCGCCTTCTCGAGATAATTCTTCTTGATATTCTTTTGAAGCTTTGATTACGTCAGCAACAGCTTGTATTTGTTCTGGTGTTCCTTGTAATTGAAAAGGAAACATATCTGCAAAATCTTGTTCTGTAGAAGTTTCGGTTTCTTCTTGTTCATTAAGTCCTTGACCTCTCATTTTGGCAGCCACTTTTTTTAATGTGTGTCCAGCTAATTTTGCGGCTACACCAGCAAAAAATAATTTTCCTGCCCAACTTAATTTATATTCTTTAAGAACTGTTTCATTTT